TATCTAGAATGGCTTGGTGAGCTAGTAAAACTGATAGGGGATTTAATCCCCCGTCGAATTCTAGTCGAACCAACCCATCAAGGCGTAAAATTCAAAGGTATGCACACATCCCTTCTTCTTTTACCAGGTCGTTACTGGTATATCCCTTTTTTCTCAACTTACTATCTATTACCTGTTGTCAGACAGTCTCTGTATACGCTTGAACAAGACTTAATGACGTTAGATGGTAAACCACTCAAACTAAGGTCTGTGGTGTCTTACGAGGTCGATGACGTTATGACAGCGATAGCGAAAGCCTACGAAGTAACAGACCAGATTGACGATGAAACTATGGGTCTAATCTGTCGTTATGTAGCTAGAAAAGAATTAAAAGAGTTAATGGATGACCGGACAAAAATGAATAGGGAAATCACAGGTTTGGTTCATCGAAGAATGCAAGAATATGGAATTAGTGTTAAAAGAGTGCAAATTACATCTTTTATTTCCGGGTATTCAATACTCCATACCGGAATTGATATAAATCTAGGTGAACCTAAATGACTGAACGCTTAAGAGTAGAAATATTATCCGAACTTAATGATGCTTGGCTTAATATTAATTATAATAAAAATGAGTTATGTAAGCCTTTCGATTTACTCACTACAGACGATCCAGAGGAATTTTACAAGACGTTTACCTGGCTAATGATACAGCCTGAGTACTTCTGTTTTCTCTGTAAGAACATATTGAATATAGACCTTGTCCCTTTTCAAGGACTTATGCTTGAGGAAATCTGGAAGCGAAAGTTTCCCATGCTGATTGGTAGTCGTGGCGTTGGGAAAGCAACTAAATGTACAGAACCATTGCTTACTGACCAAGGATGGGTTCGTATGGGCGATATTACTTATAATCATAAAGTGTATTCCAGGAACGGAAAATTATGTAATATAGTTGGTATTTATCCACAAGGCAAGAAACAAGTTTGTAGATTAAAATTTGCAGATGGTAGAGAGATTGATTGCTGCGAAGATCATTTATGGGTAATGAAAAAACAACAGAAGGAAGTTACGGTATCTACCAAAGATATTATTAATGACGGGGTTAGATTTTATTCGTCTCCTGGTAAATGGGCTTATAAGTATAAGCTTCCACTGACTGAGCCAATTCAGTATGAAGAAAAACAACTACCTTTAGATCCATATATATTGGGATGTCTACTTGGTGATGGATGTATGACAACCAGAACGCCAAAAATTGCCAGTGACGATGCGTTCATTATTGAGCAGTTTAGAACTAGATTAGACGGATTTGAAATTAAGAAAGATTCTAGTAATAACAACTACACAATCGTTGACATAGATAAACAACTAAATAAAAGATTTTCTAAAAAGGGCAAATCATTCTATAAAAGAGATGGTAATCGATTAGTTAGTATAATTGAAGGAATGAAATTAAATGTAGGATGTAAAGATAAATTTATTCCAGAAGAATATAAGACTTCATCGGTAGAGCAGAGGATGGAGATTGTTAGAGGTCTGTTAGATACGGATGGGTCTTGTAATAAAAATGGAGCTATTGAATTTACTAATTCATGCGAAAAACTGGTTAAAGATTTAATAGAAGTCTTAAGAAGTTTAGGAATTAGCTGCCAATTGAAGATTGACGATAGATCAGGTAGTTATTCCGAAATTCGTGGAAAACAAATCCCACGTAATCCTTACTATAGAGTCTTTATCAACACCTCTAAACAGGTTTTTAAGCTACCTAGAAAAGTAGAGAGGTTAAAAAATAACCAGACTTCTCGTGAGAAATATACTTCTTTAATATCTGCGGAATATGTAAATGAATTTGAAGAGATGCAATGTATCTCAGTGGATAGTCCTGATCATACATACATCACTAAAGACTATATTGTAACTCACAATACCTTTCTCCTATCCCTTTATTCATTAATGCGTGCATTAATTATGCCTGAACGAAAAGTTGTAGTTATTGGAGCAGCTTTTCGTCAGTCTAAATTTCTTCATGAATATATGGAAACCATCTGGAAGAAATCTCCTATATTAAGAGATTTATGTGATTCTAATAGCGGGCCTCGTCGTGATGTAGACATGTGCCGAATGATTATAAATAGCAGTACAGTAACCGCTATTCCTGTGGGTGATGGTCAAAAGATTCGTGGACTAAGAGCAAATGATATCATTGCAGACGAATTTGCTTCACAGTCCCGTGACATATTCGAAAACGTTATTGCCGGTTTTGGTGCCGTTTCCTCATCACCGTCCGAAGGCGTCAAATTAGCCGCAGCTAAAAATCTTGCAAAACAAAGAGGATATGACCTTTCTCTTTTACAAGAAAACTTTGCCAATGAAGACTTTGGTAACCAGATTGTTTTATCAGGAACAGCTTATTATGACTTTAATCATTTCTCAACATATTGGAAACGATGGCGTTCAATTATAAACTCTAAGGGCGATCCTGTCAAGCTTAAAGAGACTTTTGGCGAAGAAAAAGTGCCGGATAGTTTCAACTGGAAAGATTATTCAGTTATTAGAATGCCTTTTGAGTTAATTCCTAAAGGATTTATGGATGACGCTCAAGTAGCCCGTTCTAAGGCTACCGTACATAACGGCATTTATCTGATGGAATTTAGTGCTGTTTTCTGTACAGATAGTGCAGGATTCTTTAAGAGAAGTTTGATTGAAGCATGTACGGGTTCTGAGCAAAAACCAATCAAGTTACCTTCTGGCGACTTATACTTTGACCCCTCACTAAAGGGGCAAATTGATAAGCAATATATTATTGGTGTAGACCCTGCATCTGAAGTCGATAATTTTTCGATTGTTGTATTAGAAGTAAACTCAGATCATAGAAGAATAGCTCATGTTTGGACTACTACAAGAAAAGAGTATAATGAGAGATTAAAACGCGGATTAACAGAAGAAGGGGACTTCTACGCATATTGTGCCAGACGTATTCGTGATCTAATGGGGGCTTTTCCAACTATTCATATCGCAATGGATGCTCAAGGTGGCGGAATTGCTGTAGCTGAAGCTTTACATGATCCTGTTAGGCTTCTACCAGGAGAACTTCCTATTTGGCCTGTTATCGATGAAGACAAGGAAAAAGATACTGACGACGAACAGGGTCTTCATATATTAGAATTATGCCAGTTTGCGAAATATGACTGGCTCTCTGAGGCTAATCATGGTCTAAGAAAAGATCTGGAAGATAAAGTTCTTCTATTCCCCAGATTTGATCCTATTACAATTGGATTGTCTATTGAACAGGATAAAGCCAGTAACAGAACTTATGATACTTTGGAAGATTGTGTGATGGAAATTGAGGCATTGAAGGATGAACTGTGTCTTATAGAAATTCGTCAGACTCCTACAGGTAGAGATCAGTGGAATACACCAGAAGTTAAGACAGGTGTGGGCAAGAAAGATAGACTGAGAAAAGACCGATATTCAGCACTTTTAATGGCTAATATGGCTGCTCGACAAGCTCGTAACGCCCGCATTCAAGACTCTTATGAAATTTATGGAGGCTTTGCTTCCGTGCCAGATAGTAATAAAAAAACCGAGGCTGTTTTTCTTGGTCCTAACTGGTATACAGAAAAAATGAATGGGGTTTATTAAAAAACGGTGTATTAAACAGACGTAGTTTAATTGTAATCATAACAAGGTTAGATTATGTCTGAAGAAAATCTTAGTACAGCTAAAAATCTATATATAGATATGAATGATAAAGATGCTTTAGAAAGAGCATCTGAAAATTTATCTTCATATCAAGGAATGATGTCCGCTAGTGCTTCAAGCCGGACCTTCCTCAGTATGGAGCCAGGTCTTTCTGTTCGTGATAGCTATAGTAAAAATAGTTATTATGGATTCAGACCGGGGGAAGAACCTCCCAATCATCAACAGGATATTATGCAGCGATGTATGTCTGCATATGATAAAGTTGGGATTATAAAAAACGTTATCGACTTGATGGGCGATTTTGGCTCACAAGGGATTAGTTTGGTTCATAGTGATCCTAATGCCCAAAAATTCTATCGTCGTTGGTGGGAAGAAATTGGTGGGTCTGAACGATCTGAGCGTTTCTTAAATAATTTATTTCGTACCGGAAACGTTATTGTTAAACGTCGTTATGTAAAACTTACTAAAGTAAATCAAAGAACTTTAACAAAGGGTGATGAAGATCTTAAATACCTCGAAGAGAAAATGTCTACTCGTAGAATTCCTTTTGTATACAATTTTCTTAATCCAACTACTATAGAAGTAGATGGTGGTGAGACTGCTTTATTTTCTGGCGATAAAAAATATTTTGTGAAAATCTCTAAAAAGATACGAGATGAATTTAAAAAGAAAAATTCGACACTCAAAAATCTTCCAGTTGATATAATTAACGCATTAAAAAATAATCAGGAAAGGATTGAGCTAAAACCAGAAACTATAGAAGTCTTTCATTATAAGAAAGACGATTGGCAATTATGGGCATATCCCATGATTAACCCAATACTTGACGATATCACGATGCTTGAGAAGATGAAGCTCGCTGATATGTCTGCTCTAGATGGTGCTATATCTAATATTCGTCTTTGGCGTCTAGGAGATCTTGAGCACAAAATTCTCCCAACAAAGGCAGCAATTGATAAATTGCGAGATGTCTTAGCTACTAACGTTGGTGGAGGAACAATGGATCTGGTTTGGGGTCCGGAAATTGACTTCAAAGAGAGTAATAGCCAGGTTTATAAATTCTTAGGTAATGAAAAGTATGGTCCTGTATTAAATAGCATATATGCCGGATTGGGTATTCCCCCAACTTTAACCGGAATTGCTGGACAGAGCGGCGGATTTACTAATAATTTCATCTCTCTCAAAACATTAATTGAGAGACTTGAATACGGTAGAAATATGCTCTCTAAATTCTGGAATGGAGAAATCCGAAAAGTCCAGAAAGCTATGGGGTTCAAGAATCCCGCCTATATACATTTTGACCATATGATTCTATCTGATGATTCTTCAGAAAAAGCCTTGTTAATACAACTAGCTGATAGAGATGTTATTTCTCTCGAAACAGTTAGAGAAAGGTTTGGAGAAAATGAAGAGATTGAAACAGCTAGAGTCAAAAGAGAATCCAGAGCACGAGAAAGCTATAAGATTCCTCCTAAAGCTGGTCCTTATCATAATGCCCAACAGGAAGATGAGTTCAACAAGATTGCTCTTAATAAGGATCAGATCAGCATTGAGCAAGTATCTAGAGTAAAACGTAACCCCCAAGCTCCTATAGGTCAAGAGCCAGGAACTAATCCAAAGTCAGAAAATCCTAAACAACCAAGTCCGGAAAATGGCAGACCTAAAAATGCCAGGGATACAAAACCTAGAAAACAAAGAAGGGTCAATCCAAGGACAAATCCTGGGAAAGCATCTGCCTTAATATGGGCAATATCGGCACAGAAGAAAATTGCCGACTCCCTGCTTCCTTCTTTTCTAGCTCATTGCAATAAGAAAGATTCAAGGACATTAACAAAGTCTCAGTCTAATGAGTTTGAACTTTTAAAACTAAGTGTATTATCACATTTGGAACTATTTCAAGAGATTACTGATGAAGTAATTCTTGGTATATTGGAAAGTGAACCAAATCTCACCCCCTTAATACTATCTGAAATAGCTAGTCTTAAGCAAGATTTCTTCAATTCAAACTCTAAAGAACCATCACTAGAAGAGATGCGTCAAATTTATTGTTTTGCATACGTTCAAATAAAAGACGCCGAATTATAAAATTTGGTGTATAATAAAACGAGGTGACTATATGAAAATATATGAACAAGAAATTTTAGATGGTTTAAGTGATATAGTTAAGTCTAGTGCTAGTGTGGCACTAGAAGCAAAAATTCTTCTTGATGCTGACTATACCCATCCTTCTAAAGAAGATATTCAAAAGACTATTGCTGGTTTTGGTAATTCAAATCCTGACCAGATTGATTTATATTATCTGAACTCAATCCTTGTCTCTACTGGATGGAATAAAAACGACGATGTTTTTGATCCTGATGAAGTTTGGGCGGCAAGAGATACTCCGGTAGATAAGCAATTTAACTATATGCATAATGAAACTGATATCATTGGGCATATAACTGGTTCTATTGTTGTTGATCAAGATGGGTCGAAGGTTGTATCTGAAGAAAGACCAGAAGTATTCGATATTATTACTTCGGCTGTTATTTATAAAAGCTGGAGTGATCCAGAACTCCGTCAAAGAATTAAATCTTTGACTGAAGAGATTGATGAAGGAAAATGGGCAGTCTCTATGGAGTGTCT